AAATTAAAAATACTCTACATAGCGCGAGAGGTTGTGTTGAGTGTGTCCAACATGACGGTGATAGACACACACAATTCAACACAACACGATCTATAAGTGGGTATGTTTTTCAAAATTAGTGATCCCGATCCCAAAATGCCGAAACGCCTTGATAATACTGCATTTTTTTGGGATCACTAAAGTTTTAAAAAAGTGATCCCAAACCTCGGAGGTGACTCAGTTGAGCCTCGAACAACTGATTTTTCAATATTCAACCGGGGATAGAATCGAATTGAAACCCGATAAGACCGAGGAAAAAGAGACATCGTATATACCGCCCCCGATCTACGAGGACCCACGGCCGGATCTTGCCGAAGACTCGCATCTGTGGAATGAGCTTTTGCGGATCGCTTACGAATTCCATCCTCAATTGCCAGAGAAGAATGCTGAGTTTTGCGGCGTGCTGAACGGGATGCGCTGCGGCGGTACGCGGATACGCGCGGGGAAAAACGGCTGGGTGCTCCGGCCGGATATCGACCCGACGGGGCGCGTCGCCTGGAGTAGCCAGGCTGAATACGACGAGATGAAACAAAAATACCTGGCGAGGTGGTTAGAGTGGCTCAAATTCGCGCTGCGAAGGCTCAACGAGAAGCATCCATACAATCAGCTATCCTCCGGTACCTAAACAGCCTGCCGGGCTGCCGGGCGCGAAATAATCACGGCAGCGCGTACAGCGGCGCCGGGACACCGGACATCACGGCGTGTTACCGTGGACGGCATATCGAGATTGAGGTGAAACGGCCCGGCGAGAAGCCGAAAAAACTACAATCGTACGAACTGGAAAAGTGGCGCGAGGCCGGCGCCGTGGCCGTGTGGGTGGAATCGTTGGAAGAAGTGAAGCAGTTGATGGAGGGACTGGAACATGAAACCCGGTGACAAAGTACGCAAAACGCTGAAGGTGCTGAAAGTGGATAAGCGAGGCATACCGACAGTGTATGCGATCGATGAACTGCGGTATGTGCTACTGCCGGAAGATGTCGAAAAAGCCGTGCAGATATTGAGAGAAAAGGCGGCGAAAAAGCAATGACCGCCCCACGGATATTACACTACCCCGGCAGCAAGTGGAGCATGGCCGAATGGATCATCTCGCACATGCCGCCGCACCAGACGTATCTTGAGCCGTTCTTCGGCAGCGGGGCGGTGTTCTTCAACAAAGCGCCTTCCCAGCTGGAGACAATCAACGACCTGGACGGCGACGTGGTGAACCTGTTCCGCGTGATCCGGGACCGGACGGAGGAACTGGCGCGGCTCGTGTACTGGACGCCGTACAGCCGCGAGGAATACTACGCTTCCTACGACATGGAAGGAGTGGACGATCTGGAGCGTGCGCGGCGGTTTATGGTGCGGTGCTGGATGGCGAGAGGTGCGAGGACGAGCGACAGGACAGGTTGGCGGCACAACATCGACATGGAGTATTCACCAAATCGCCCTGTTGCGAGGCAATGGTCTGACATGCCGGAAAAGATCCTGGCTATCACTGAACGGTTGCGTGGTGTTCAAATTGAACAACAGCCCGCACTCGAACTGATACAGCGATACAAACGCGCTGACGTGCTGATCTATGCTGATCCGCCATACCCGCTCGAAACCAGATCCGGCCGCATGTACAAGAACGAAATGACGGATGCTGACCACGCCGAACTGCTGGATGTGTTAGATGAGCATCCGGGGCCGGTGCTGCTCTCCGGGTACGCGAACGAGATGTACGACACCCGACTTCGACATTGGCACCGAGAAGAAAGACAGGCGCTGGTTGAAGCCGGGCAGACACGGACAGAAGTACTCTGGATCAACCCGGTCGCGGCGGAACACGTTGGCCGGCAACTGACGCTATTTTGAGGGAGGGAAAAGGGATGAAGATTGTCCTGCTATGTTGGACATGCGGAAAAGAATATGATTCCGAGACAATTCCTTATCAACACGGTTATAAGTGCGGTTGTGGCGGATATGTGATTAGTCCGAGCGGGAAGATTCAGGGAAAATGGGCGGACGAATGTTGGAAAGGAGGAACAAGTATGACCCGTAATGAGATATTGGCGCTGAAGCCGGGGCGGGAACTCGACGCCCTGATTGCGGAAAAGGTGATGGGGTGGCGTAAGAAAACTTTCCCCGGCGGTGGAGGCGGTTTTACTGCTTGGGTAGATGAAAATGAAAAAGTCATGAAATTGATCTCAAACAGCACGATGAGCGAAACATGTTATCGATGCGATTACTTCAGACCATCCACCGACATATCCGCAGCGTGGGAAGTGGAAGCGGCGGCCATGGAAATCGACCGCGTTGAATATGTGGCAGCGTTGATGCAGGTCGTCTGGAATGACATGAATTACATTGAGTTGGCAGACCCCGATAATAGGACCGCATGGCAGGCTATTCCCGACTTGCTGCGCGCCACACCGGAACAACGTTGCAAAGCCGCACTACTGGCGGTGATGGGGGAATGACCATGGACAAGGAACAGGAGATCAAGCGGTTGGAACAGGAACGCGACAAGCTGATCGAGGGGTTGCGGTGGTATGCTGACGAAGACACGCATATGATCAAACGCCGATCGGACGGGGACTATGCCCCGATCGCACTTGATCATGGCAAGCGCGCCCGCGACATCCTCCGCGAAATCGGGGTGACGATCAATGCATGATCCTGTACAAAGCCCTTCGCACTACACTTCCGGTGGCATTGAAACGATCGACTTCATGAAGGCGAAACTTTCTGCTGAGGGATTTGAGGGATACCTTGCCGGGAACGTCTTGAAATATATCACGAGATACCGGCATAAAAACGGCATAGAAGATTTGAAAAAAGCCAAGAGGTATCTGGAATGGTTGATTGAGCATTTGGAAGGTGACCGCTCATGATCTGCCGATATCCCGGCTGCCAAAAACACGCCACCACGACCTGGGCACTAGTGCCGGTGTGTCGTGGGCATCATGAGGCGATCCGGGCGGAGACGGTTCGGTACTATCGGATGGATGGGCGATGGAGACGGACTATATACGAGCGCATACGACATTTGACGCCGTGGAGGTGAAAAGGTGATCGAAACCAAACTTCGTAGAGGCACGTTCCAGCACGTGGAATCTGAGCTGTACGCCTATTATGAAACGAAAAAAGAGATCGTCCACCTGAAGAACGAAATCCTCCACACCTCCGCACCACCGAATGAAGTTGGTGGCAGCCGCGGGAACACGCCGGGTGACCCGACCGGACGGACAGCGGTGCTGCTGGTCACGCATCGTCGGATAGAGCAACTGGAACGGATTGTCGAAGCCATTGAAAGCGTCGTGGAAAGGCTACCCGAGAAGAAAAAGCGGCTGGTTCAGCTGCGGTACTGGGACAAGCCGAGGACATTGACGTGGGATGGGATTGCATTGCGGCTGGATGTGAGTCGTGCGACTGCGATACGCTGGCGCGACGAGATTGTTTATGCTATCGCTGAAAAACTTGGATGGCGCTGAAATGATACTTTCGTGAGACTTTTGGCCTCGCAAATCATGATAAACTGATAACGTCGGAAGAAGTGTAAGAGAGGTCGTCCAGGCACGCGGACGGCCTTTTCTATTTTGCCGCCGCCTCGCGGGGTGATACAGCGCGTCATCCTCCTCCGCCGAGTCCGGATAGGTGCGGGGCGGTGTCCGGGGTTGAGGTGATCCTATGCGAAGGCTAAAGCGGCCATGTAACCATCCCGGCTGCAAACAGTTGGTGGACAAAGGTTATTGCGCCGATCATGAGAGAAAGCGACGGCAGGAATACGATCGCTGGCGCGGCTCATCCGCAGAACGTGGGTATGGACACAGGTGGAGAAAATACCGGGAATGGTTTCTGAAACAAAATCCGTTGTGTGTGCGATGTAAAGAGGACGGGAAGCTGGAGCCGGCCACGGTGGTTGACCATATCGTGCCGGTGACGGGCGCAGATGATCCAAGGTTTTGGGATGAGGACAACCATCAGCCGATGTGTGATAGATGTCACAACATCAAGCGGGCGACGGAGGACAAGGAGACGTGGGCAATGAGACGTCAGGGGTAAGGGGGTCTCAAAATCTACAGCTTTACGACACATGACCGCGCGCCCAGCTTCGCGCAAATTTTTTTCCCAAAATGGAGGTGACGATGATGGCGGGAAGACCGAGCAAACCTGTTCAATTGATTAAACTGGAAGGAAAAAGCCACCGGACAAAAGCAGAATTGGAATATCGGGAGAAGGCGGAGAAGGCTCTTTACACCGGGACGACGTTTAAGGAGTCTCCCGCCGTCAAAGCCGATCCGATTGCGCATAAAGAATTCCAACGCCTCAAACGGCTTTACAAAAAAATCCAGTTTGTCGATGGACTCGATGAGCAGATGATCAATCGCTACTGTCTGCTCATCAGTCAGGAACAGAAGCTCATGCAAACGGATGACTTCCAGGCGCTACACAAAACACGGGAGATGATTCTCAAACTGGAGGACAGGCTTTTCCTTAACCCAGTATCCAGAATCAAAGCTATCCCGAAGCAGCCGCCGGAGGAAAAGAAAGAATCTCCAATGGCCCAGTTTTTAAAGCGACGTGGTGCTCATGGCTCATGATAAGCAGCGGGCGCTCGAAGTCATCGAGTTTGTCCAGATGCTCCACGCGGTTGATGACTTTTACGGGCAGCCCTTTACGCTCCTGGATTGGCAGCATGATATTCTCTGGGACGTTTACGGGACTGTCAAAGAGGATGGGTACCGTCAGTACAGATACGCTTATCTGGAGATCCCGAAGAAAAACGGAAAAACAAGCCTTATCGCCGCGCTAGCCCTTTATCACTTAGTGTGTGATCCTCCTGGCGGTCAGATTTATTGTTGTGCGGCAGACAGAGGGCAAGCCGAGCTCGTATACAAAGCGGCACTCGGGATGATTGAGCAGGAGCCGGAATTTGACGGTATTTTGAAAGTCCTCGATAGCCGGAAAGAGATCAAAAACCTGCATACAGGCGCAACGTTAAAAGTCCTGTCTGCTGAGGCTTATACCAAACACGGCATCAACCCGACAGTCGTCATTTTTGACGAGCTTCACGCGCAGCCTAACCGCGATCTGTGGGACGTTATGACGTTTGGTGCAGGCGCAGCGCGGAAAGAACCGCTGTGGTGGGTGATTACAACAGCAGGAGACGACCCGGATCGGAAGTCCATCGGCTGGGAAATTCACGAATACGCGCGCAAGGTGCGGGACGGGGAAATAAATGATCCGCACTGGTACGTAAAGATATACGGCATCCCGGAAGATGCCGATGACATCGATATTTTCGATGAAAAGCTGTGGTATGAAGTCAATCCGTCATTAGGGCATACAATCAGTATAGAATCTCTTCGACAG